TACCACCTCTTACTCTACTAGATTGTTCTTCCTGTAGATCTTTATATGCACCTTTAAATGATGTTCTAATTGCCTCATAGTTCTTAGCAGCATTTACTAAAGCTGTAATATTACCATCCCGCCCGTGTGTGATAGGTGTAGTTTCCATATATCTACCTAATCTATCTAACATGGATGCAATACCTTTGTATGCTCTGGATGTAGGTGTTTCATACATTTTCTGGCAAAACTGTAATGCTATAAATATATCTTGATCTTCAGTAGAAAACTCTGCATCTATTTGTTCTAGAATTAAAGACTCCTTATCTAAATCCGGTGTATAGAAAAATGGATTTAAGTCTGGATTAGGACATGTCATATAAAACAAGTACTGGTATATCTTGATGTAATCATCAGGATAGTTATCCATAACCATCTTAAGTGCCTTCAAGGTATAGCAATGCTCTGTTGGAATTACTTTACCATTCTGTATATCAAATAGTTTTACAATCATTTCTTTTTAATTTTATCTTTATTATCATGCATATAATGCATAATAGCTGTTACCTCATCTTTTAGATATGGTATCTCCATTTGTACTACATCTTTAACAATAGGATCTCCATTGTCATCATAGCTTGTTAAAGGATACCCATATCTGTCTTCTCCTTCTGTCTCAAATAGTACATGATGAATAAACATTTTCCCGGGTTGCAATTTAGGATTGTGTTTTAGTATCATATACATATAGATACTTAACTGTAAACTGTAGTGATTAAAATTACAGTCATCTAATGTAGATACAGGAGAGAGTAGCTTTTCAGAAACTCCCTCCCAATCTTTGTAAGATTCAGTCTTAATCTCTTTATTAGTTTTGTAATCAATAATGTTCACTTTACCATTAACTACTTCTACGAGATCTGACTGACCACAGATGCCTGCTGATTTAAGATAAACCATATGCTCTGGATACACGCCTGGTTCTAATTTTTGTGTAGGAGCTGTCTTAATTCCATTTGCTAAATCATTAGGTTTAAACACTGGAACTGTAACACCTTCTCTTTCTATTGAAGCTAAAGAACATAAGTCAGATTCTCTTTGGTTATGATAGAATGTTCCAAGAGTAACTGCTCTTTCTGATTCTGCATTCCAAATAGATATAATATCTTTTGGTGAAAAGCCATACCACTTAGATCTCTTATTTTTACATACCTTCTTTGCAATCTTCTCTGCATCAAAAGGTTTTTTAAAATGAGATACTAATGTAGTAACACTTATCCAATTAATCTCTGATCCATCATTGCTCTTATAGCTATGATCTTTGGCATTAAATACTATACTCATACAAAAAAAGGTCTTATGGTTATTATTCCAATAGCAAAGCCTGTACTAAAGGCAGCAGCTATCCAAACTCTCTGCTTAAACTCTTTTACCTCAATAGTAAAGTGATTGAGTGGTAAACATAGGAAAGGGTTAACAAATGCCATCAAGACCATTCCCATCCAATTTTTATCCATTAAAAATTTAAAGCCTGCAATACTATTTGCTTCAAGAACAATTGCTGATATAAATACAATCAACAACTTCCACCATTCTATATTTGGTCTCATAGTTTCTCTAATTCTTCTTCTTGTTCTTCAGTAATTAAAGCATCCCATTTACCCAATGGACATGAAGCTGCTAATGATCTAGTTTTAAATGTAAGTGAACACCCACATTCATTACAGCAAGGAGCTGTACCTTTTACTGCACACTTCTTACCTTTGCTTGGGCACTCATCACAGATGTCATATCTAAGTCTAGATATTTCTTCTACTGTCTCATCTCTAATTACAGAGTTCTTGATGCCTTCAAGAATCTGTGATCTATTTTGCCAAATAAGATTAAGTACGTTTTTCATTGTTTTTGGTTTTTAAAAATTCTTCTTTTCTATTATTTACTTGTTCTAACTTAGAGCTTAACTTTAATAATAGCTCCAGTTTGTTTTCCATTGCTTTTTTATTATGGTATGCTTTGAATGTAGAAGTATCATGATTGTCAAGTGATTTAGTTATCTTATCAATTGAACCTGCTACTGCTTTTGGTTTTGCTACAAACTGACCAAGACCATCTATGTTTATTCTTGGATATTCTAGATTGGTAAGTAGCTTTCTAACATCTTTATAATAAAACTCTACTAAGTCTTCAACTAAATCTTTTTTAATGTTTAGATCTTCAGATACTACATCATAGATTCTTTTAGCTTTCCTTGGATTCATCCCCTAAAAATTTGTAATCTAAAAGAATAGTTCCTTCTGTCTGAATCTTTAAATCTGGATTTAGTTTAATTAACTTTTTGTTAGATGCATCTTTAATTACCAGATTATTTTTCTCAGCTTTATTTACACTGTTCCTAACAGTCTGTGGAGATTTAAAGATTGGCTCTTCATCTGAAGATGCATCATAACAAAAGTCTGTTAATTCTATTGGTTCATTGAAACTTAGTAAAGTCAAGCAATTAAGATCTGAGTCACTAAGATTAATTCTCTTAATGTAGCAGTGTGTAAGAATCTGGAATTTAACCACATCCCATTTGGGCATTCTTACTTTTTTCTGTACTTGATTTACTATAGCCATGATTACCCTCTCTTAAGCTTTCTGCCTTCAGATTTAGCTGGTTCAGAAGATTCTTCTTGATCATCACCTTCTTCTTGTTGTTGAGGATTCATCATCATAGCAAACTGATATTGAATACTAGATCTTTTAAATCTTGTCTCATCAATATCTAAAAGCATTTTTTCATAATCTAGTTGAGCTTTTAAATAAGGCATCGAGTTTCTGTAAAACTCAAGCATCTTTTCTTTTTGCTCTTCTAATTGTTCTGGAGTCATCTCCATTTCTGGTTGTTGGTTTGTTTCCATAAGACATTAATTTATATTAGTTTACACAAATATATATAAAATAAGTTTAAATAAAACAAGTTTAAATAAAAAATCCAGGTATAGTATATACCTGGATCACCTTACTTAGAGAAGTTTAAGTAATATTATCTGTTCTTAATAGTAAGATTCAATATGGTTAGTAAGTAAAAGTTTCTAGATATATCCATTTCAAATGAAAAAATATCTAATGAAGACAATCTTACTCTAATCATTATTTTATCCCACTGTTTTGTGGATGATTTCCAAGAGTTTCTAAATTTCATTTTATAGGTTTTTTAACATGTCTATTACTTTAGGATCTGGATACATATCACTCTTGTCTTTTCTTACAGAGTTATGTGTATAGATTCCAGGAACCCCTTTAAATGCTTCTCTATCAATTGCCCAGATTTCTGATCTATAAGTCTTAGGAATATCATATGTTTCACATAAGTACTCTACTAGTTGTCTTAGAGATTCAATCTGTGCATCTGAATATTTGTACCAATATTTGGTACCTTTAAATGGTGTCTCAAGAGTTGTTACATTCTCTGGTTTAACTACACCATTTACATAGTTATAATATTTGCCATTGCGGAGTTTTAATGGGCCCCAGTTGCAAACTTCTATGCCTACAGAAAGTTTATTTAAGTTCTGATACTTTGCACCATTCTTAGTAAAGTCTTCTGAATCAATACCTAAATGCCAAGCCCAATGTTTAGATGAAAAGCATTGTACAATGTCCCCATTCTCACCAATAACAAATGCAGTTGCTATTCTTGTATCATTACTATTCCAGTATCTTGATACAGCTACTGCATTGCCTCCACCTGCTGTATGATGTAGGTAGATTTGTGTCTTCTTAGACTCTTCAGCATAAAACTGATCTTTGTCTAATCTTGCTTGAACAATTTTATTAATATCCAGTTTCATTAGTTCTTGATGTCTTTGTAAGTGTCTGATGCGTCTTTTAAACCTTTTCTTAATTTCTTTACAGTATCACAAGTTTTTCTAAGTACATTGTTTCCGGTAATATCAAACCAGTTCTCATTGATAGAAGCTAATTCTATAATTGAGAATATACCTAGTAGTATATTAGTTAAAATAGCTGGTACAGAAATTACAAAAGAAAACCCTAAGAAGTCAAGTAAGCTATTTGCAAAGGGAGTTAATGCATAATAGTCTAATGGAAATACTACACCTGCGGTAATATAATACCCTAGAGATTTGTACACATATCCTTGTCTAAGAATTCTAGATTGGAATACATCTCTATATTTTCTTTTAGTCTGTTTAGCTATTTTCCTAAGAGATATTAGTTTA